TTTTGCCACATACTCTTTAGGAAGTTCATTTATCTTGTCCTCCATACGTTGAATCTGCTTTGTCGTGTTGTTGAAAACAAATACAGCAAGGAAGCCAGCAATGCTGACCACGGCATTGAATATCTGCTGGTTATCCATTTATGTACTTTACCCATGTTTGAGTTGATTCATCCCAGTTGTAAAGTTTTCCATCTGTAGGATATGCAACAGGGGCAGTCCAATTGCAAGTTTCTTCTACCAATGTCCAGCTTGGATATGGCTGCGGAGGAATAAACGCATCACGCTGACTGTCGTATGTATAACCAATTCCAGCATAGTTCTTGCGAATTTTGCCGTTGTAACTGGTTTGCTTCCAATTACCGCCAAGCAATGATTGACAAAATGCTATGCCTTTAGATTCACTTTCAACACCGTTTTCAAGCAATTCTTCATTTGCCACAACAATGACTTGCGTGACAATGTTTTGTTCATCAAGTTGAGCAAAGTGTGCCATCAGAATGTAATACTCCCTGAACCTGTCCATTTGTAAATTCTGTATCCACCTGTCACCGTGATTGTTGGCGAACCTGTTGTTGATGCTGCCGCTGGATATGTGTCTGCATATCGAACAATAACAATGCCAGAACCACCCGCGCCACCCGCTTGCCAAGTTGCGCCGTTGTAAGCGCCAGCACCGCCGCCGCCACCTAAGTTTGCTGTACCAGAAACGCCAACATACGATGTTCCAGCACTGCCACCAGCACCACCACCTCCTGAACCACCTGAACCTGGAGTCGTTATAAAACTGACACCACCAGCGCCACCGCCACCACCAGCGTAAGTTACAGATGCGCTAGAAATTGAAGATGCCGTACCATTACCGCCAGAACCCACAACAGATGTTGTACCTGTGCCGCCAACAGCGCTTGCACCACCACCACCACCCGTTCCATAGTTAGCTGTACCTGTGCTATCACCGCCGTTATTACCTTGACCGCCAGTTCCAGCGCCACCAGTTCGACTGTTTCCGCCTGAAGCACCAGCGCCACCACCTGAACCGCCAGCGCCACCATTAGCGCTGCCACCACCGTATCCGCCGCCAGTAGAAGTTATTGAGCTAAATACCGAATCGCTACCTTTTGAACCATTGCCGCCACCAGCCGCCGTACCATTACCACCGCCGCCAACAGTAACGGTGTAAGTTGTTCCTGTTGTTACAGAAAATCCAGTGCTAGTTAAATATCCACCCGCACCACCGCCGCCACCAAAAGCAGAGCCGCCTCCGCCGCCTCCAGCGACAACAAGATAGTCAACAGGTATAACTGTTACACCACTGCCCGTAAAAAAGAAGTTTTTAGCGGCAAACATTATGGTGTGTATCCTTGTGCAATAGAACCATACCAATTTGTTCCGTCAGCAACAAAAGTCAAAATATCCATTTTGCCAGCCGTTGCCGTAATTGTTGGTGCGCCAGAAGTTCCCCACTTCACACCTGTAAATGTTGCAGTTCCGTTACCTGTAGCTGCTGCTTGTTTGAGCAACAAAATAAATGATTTGCCAGCAGTTGCTGTAGGCATGGTAAATGTGCAAGCAGTTGATGCGGTAAGGGTTGCTGTTTGTACTGTGCCATTTGTCAATGACAATGTGTTTGTTGTTGTAACTGTTCCAATAGTTACCACAGATTCTGTGTAATTGGTAACAGTGGTATTTGAAACAGTAGTATTTCCAAGCGTTGCGGTGGTATTACCAAGACCAACAGTGGTGTTGCCTATAACTACATAACCATTCAGAGCAGTTACGTTTCCTGAAATGGCTACGTTACCAGCAACGGTAGCGTTTGATGTAACAGCAAGTATTTGCACGTTTGCCGTGCCACTGACGTTAGCACTGGTGAATGTGCCTTTTGCCGCAGTGACATTACCTGTGATGGTGACATTGCCACCTACAGAAGCATTGCCAACAACGACCAGGTTGCTGATGTTTGCAGTACCGCTGACATTTGCAGTAGTTGCAGAAACATTGGTTGTTGTGACGTTTGAAATGGTTACGTTGCCACTTGAAATGACAACATTACTCAAAGTCAATCCATCAACAGTGGTGACTGTGCTACCCAGATTGATGGTGGTTGTGCCAATAACTACGTTGCTGTTTGCAAGGTAGCCGTTGGGAAATGCTCGACCAACACTGGTGATGGTTACGTTAGCAAGACTCAGGTTGTTGATGGTGCTAATTGTTCCACCCAACAAAACAGATGTATTGCCAATCGTGATGCCAGTAGCAAAGTTAGCGTCAAGCTGTGACAGGGGTATAGACCCTGTGGCAGATGCAAAGGTATACGGTACTGACATTTAGAACCTCACTCTCAATTCATGTTCAAACTCAATTGTGTTTACGATAAAGGCAGGGTCACCAGATGTCATGGTCAAACCTAAATATTTACCGTATTGCTGTGCGTCCGACTTGTACAAGTTATAGCCGCCAGATGACAGCCAAGGAATTGTTGCTCCAAACGTGTTTGTCCAAGTGACTACTTGAGCACTGTTGTTGACCCAATCAACCGACCCGTTGGTCAAAGTGTAAGACGGGCTACTTCCATACTCGCTATCTACGGTCACAGTGAATGTAGATGCGTTGGACAGTGTTGCCTCAATACCAAACTTCAGGGCTTGCTTGGTACGGATGGGGTCTTTCATAGGAGAAAGAGCCGTCTGAATCTTGCTGTTGATAGATGCGGTTGCACTGTTGTACAGCTTGTACAGGCTTGCTCCAGACACACCATACAAAGTAATCAAACCGCCAACAGGTGCAGATGTGACATAGGTCAACACACCTTGGTAAGTGATAAACCATTTTTTCTCAAAGAAAATAGCCTGGACATACCGTGAGCCTGTGGCAATCGTAAAGCTACTGTTGAGGTAGAAGTTGAATGCCGCACACAAAATGTTGTTGAGCAACACCTGACCGCCAGTGACAGGCAAGGTGAAGTCAATGTAGGGAAAGATGCCGTCCAGTTGGTCGGAAATCTTGCTGGTGGTAGAACCTACAAGGGCATACACCCCGTAGTTGTTCATAAACAACACCGAGCGGAAATAGGGAAACACAGCGTATTTCAGCTTGCTGCCCACAGAAGCAGACACGTTGGTGTTGGTGAACAGGGTTGAGCCTGTAGTGGTCACCCGCACATCTGAAAACACGTTGATACTGTCATCGCCAAAGATGTACAGGAAGTTGTTGGCAGACATCAGGTACTGAATGTTGCCGTGCAAGGTGGAGTCAGCCAGCGTGATAGAGCCAGCAGAGACAGAAACGAAGTCGTAGGGGCTGACAGCAGACGAATAGGTCACTGTGCGGCCTGTAGCCACCCAGACACGCCCAGAGAAGGTCGCTACGCTGACAACAGGGTCAAGGTTAGGCACACCTATGGCTGTTGCCGTGGTGTTGCCTGTAGGCGTGGGAGGTGCGGCAATGGTGACGGTGGGTGTAGATGTGTAATTGTTGCCCACGTTGGTCATGATGACCGCTGTGACGGCATTTCCAGACACGATGGCAGTACCTGCGGCATTCCCACCGCCGCCACCCGTAATGGTGACCGCAGGAGGAGAGGCAGGGTTGTAGCCAGACCCGCCTTTTGTCACAGAAATGACCATTGCACCTTTGGCAAAGGTCAAAACCTGGGCAATTGCAGTTGCACCGCTACCACCACCGCCTGTAATGGTTACGGTAGGGGCAGATGTGTACCCGCTACCGCCATTGGTGATGGAAATATAAGAGACAGTGTTGGCTGCAATGGTTGCTACAGCCGTTGCCTGAACACCGTTTGTTTGATTTGGGGCTGAAATGGTCACTGACGGGGCTGTTGTGTAGCCAGAACCCGCATTTGTGATGCCTACAGAGCCTACGCCGCCCACAGCCAGCAAATCAGTGCCATTCCAAGTGAACAAGCCTTTGTCAGTGTCGCCTATAAAGACAAGCTCGTTTTTGTATTGGGCGGTAGAGACATTGGCAGAGGAGAATGTACCCGTAACAGCCACATTGCCTTTTGTACTTGCATCAATTTTGTAATATTCACCCTGACCGTTGGCCTCAAACGCCAAAATGTAGTCAGACAAACCCAAATTACAGTTAGCCATAGTCGTGACTACGTTGCCAAACGTAACAGCAGTGTTGCCAGAATCGGTAACAGCGGTCTGAGCAGGAACAATTTTGATGTTGCCAAAGCCCACGGGCATGGCGTTCTCAATCCATGAGAACTCATCCTCATCAATAGCTGTCCTGTTGGCCTTGGTATTTAAACCCTTGAATTGCTTAATGACAGCATAAGACTTTTTTTGTTCTGCTGCTGCCATGATTAGAACGTGGTGTAGGGGTCAGGGATGCGCCTTGTATAGACAGAGTTGAGCACTGCCTGTACATGCTTGATGTATTCTTGTTTGTAGAGTTCAGCCTCACCATAGCTCTGTTCCTTGTATTTGGCTTTGTAAGCCGCATAGAAAGCCACGGGGGTGGTGTAGGGGTCATTGATAGGGTCAACTGCGTTTGGCGTGTTCAACGACAGAGGAGTCGGCAAAATCACCGTGTCCAGGTCGATTGCATACGATTGGTCAGGAACAGGCCCGATGTAAAGCTGCTGTTGTCCATAAACAGAGAAACACACGGGTCTGCCATCATAGTTTTGCCAGTAACGCAGTTGGGCGTTGAAGTTTGACCAAGGC